TGCCGATTAACTTGGATGTTGCGGGGGCCTAGCGTTTTGCAGGCCACCGCAAGCCCTTAAAACCCGCCCCAAACTGCCCCAAAACCAAAGCCTAGGGCATTGGGGCTTAAAGAGCAGATAGGGCCTTAAAACCCGTTTTATTCAGTCTTTAAAAAAAACCGGATAGGAGTGAAAAAATGCATCCAACAAAGATCGGCGCAGACCGCCGTCAAAAAAATGCAAGCCGGGGGATTACCCCTCACATGACAGTTGAGCAACGCCGCAAAAAAGAGTTGGCCGCCATGCACTTGATGCAAAAGCAGCTCGGCATGGGTGAGGAAGACGCCCAAGCGCTCAAAATTGAAAAGACGGGCCACGCCAGCGCGGCGGATATGAACGCTGCGCAGCGCAAGCAGTACCTAGCAGCGCTAGACCGTGCGCTGCAAGCCCGTGGCTTGGCGCAGCAGCGGGCGGCGGGTAAGCGGGTGCACCATGCGCCGCTGCACACAAGTATGTCTGACCCCAAAGAAGCCCGTTGGGCTTTATGCAAGCGCATCTGGCACACCTTGTGGCGCTCGGGCCTGGTGCATCAAGACACCGACGAGGCGCTCATGGCCTTCGCTGTGCGCCAAACCAAAACAGAGTGGCGCTGGTGCAATACGCATCAGATAAATACCGTAGTTGAGGCGCTCAAAAACTGGGAGCTGAGGATTCAAAAATGAATCCAAAAACCATAACCGCACTCGAGCTCCAAATCTTAGAGAGCCAGTTCCCGCAAGCGCTGACATCAGACATGCGCTGCATTGCGCGCTGTCTGTTTACAGCGCAACTGGCAGACGATGCGCGCCTAGGCTCTAACCCAGCGCTTGACGGCGGCTGGATGGACAGACTGCAAGACGCGGCATGCTTGAGCCTAGTTCAGTTGCAGGTGCTGGCAAACGATATGGGAGGATTTGGGGTGTATATCGCAAAGGGGGTGATGATCCATATCTCGGAGCGCTACAACGAGATTTTCGACAAGTTCACGGGCCACAACCACGACCAGCTTGCGCGTGAGTACGGCCTGACGCCCATGCGCATTTATCAGATACTCAAACAAGTGCAGCTTGCGCGGTTTAAAAAACTGCAAGGGGTTTTGCCAGGGTTTGATGACTAAAATTTTAGAAAGTTAAGTAGATGAACAAGTTTAGAAAAAAAGATAAAGCCACTCTCATTGGGGGTCCAATGTCGGGTCACATTTACGAAGATTTTGGATTCCCGAATGAGCTCCAATTTGAGCATTGGGATGGGATCCTAAAAAAGCAGGATTTAGGCCGTGGCGCGACTGCGCCAATCTCAAAATACCGTTACATCAAAGTTGCAATACAGCTTCCGATTCAAAAGAATTTCACGGTGGTCTATATCTGGGAGTTTGATATAGACCGAGAAATAGATGAATTGATTGACTCCAGCGGGCTGAGAGAAAAAATCATCTGCGGAAACTATTAAATTAAATCGGTAAAATTTTTTAAACGGGTGGTCGCAGGCAATGCGACCACCCGTTTTGTTTTATAAAACGCTTTATTGAGCAGGTGAGCGGCACAAGCGCGACAGTAGCGCCATGGCACAAACCAAAGCACCCGTAGCACCCAACGCAAGCCCTAAGCGCTTGCAAATCTTTAGAGCTGGCACACACACCGCCATGGCAGGGCAAACCCTGTCATTTACCGAGGCCGACTTGGCCGCAAGCGCCAAGGCTTACGACCCCCAGAAGCACGAGGCCCCGATTGTGGTGGGCCACCCTACACATGACGGCCCCGCCTACGGCTGGGTAGGCGCATTGAGTGCCATCGGCAATGCGCTAGAAGCCACGCCCACGCAAATCAACCCCGAGTTTGCCGAGCAAGTGGCCAACGGGGCATACAAAAAAATCTCTGCCAGTTTTTACGCGCCAGATGCGCCGGGCAACCCCGTGCCGGGGGTGTACTACCTGCGCCACGTGGGCTTTTTGGGGGCGCAGCCGCCCGCCATTAAGGGCCTGCGCTCGCCCAGCTTTGCCGAGGGCGAGGCGGGCGTGGTGGAGTTTGGCGAGAGCGCTTACGACGATATGCAAGTCGCCCAGCTTTTTCGCAATCTGCGCGAGTGGCTGATCGGAGAAAAAGGCGCAGCGGTAGCGGACAGCGTGGTGCCTAGCTACATCTTGACAAGCCTGGATCAAAGCGCCCAGGGCGAACTGCAAAAAGCGCAACCCGACTCGGGCATAAGCCCCATGTTTTCCGAAACCCACCCCCCAAAGAAGGAGTCCACAGTGACAGATGCCGAAGCCGCCGCGCTCAAAGCGCAAAACGACGCGCTGCAAGCGCAGCTCAATGCTGCCAACGCCGCAGCCCATGCCACCGCCAATGCAGCCGCGTTGGCAGGCCACACCGCCTTTTGCGAGGCCTTGGCCTCGAAAGCGCAATTGCCCACAGCCGCAGTGCCCGTGCTCGCGCAGGCACTGCACGCTTTGAGCCCCGTGGCCAAAGCGGGCGAGACCCCCGCAGTGGTGGAGTTCTCAGAGGGTGAGGGGACAGCCAAGACAACCAAGCCGCTGGCGGACGCGCTCAAGGGCGTGCTGCAAGGCCTGCCCGCACAAGTGCAATTTGGCGAAGCGGCGACCAAGGGGCGGGCTGCTGCGGGTGGTGCGGTAGGCACGGTAGATTTTGCCGCGCCTGCGGGCTTGACGGCGGACGCGGAGCAGTCGCAAACGCTGGCCTTGGCGCAGGCCTACATGGCCACGCACAAAGTTGACTTGATCAGCGCGGTGCAGGCCGTGCAGCAAGGCAAAGTTTAATTTTTTTAAAGGAGCGCTCGAATGACGCAAGGTGTATCAATACTGGCATTGCCCGTGCGCTTGAGCGCCGTGGTGGCCGCAAATCGTTTTTTAACTGTGGCAGGCGCTCTAGCGGTTGCGGCGGATGTGTCTATTGGCGTGGGCCGCACAGCAGGTGTGGCGGGGGAGCTGGTCACGGCGACTGTGCACGGCACAGAGATCGTCGAGGCAGGCGCAGCCTTTGATGTAGGCGCTGTGCTGGGCAGCGATGCCCAAGGCCGCGCAGTGGCCGCTACGGGCATCAAGCGGGGCCTGGCGCTGCAAGCAGCAACCGGGGCGGGTAGCTTGGTTGAGGTGCTTTTAGTGCCTGCGTTGGCCTAAAGCGCATCTCTTAATTTTTAAACTCTCAAGGAGCAGTTAATGTCTCAAATGTCAACCGCACAAGCGCGGGTCGTTGACCCGATTTTGTCAACCGTAGCACGTGGCTACCAAAATGCAAAGATGGTGGGCGGTGCCTTATTCCCCTACGTACCTGTGCAGGCGCGGGGTGGAAAAATTATGATGTTTGGTAAAGAAGCGTTTCGCTTGTACCAAACGCAGCGCTCGCCGGGCAGCAATACTAAGAGGGTTCAAATAGGCTACGAAGCGGGCTCTTTTGCTTTAGAGAGCCATTCGCTGGAGGGGGTGCTGGCCGAAGAGTTAGGCCAAGAGGCGAATGCGGTACCGGGCATTGATTTGGCCTCTGGCACTGTGCGCACAGTGCAAGACATTTTCGCCTTGCGCTTGGAACACGCGCAGGCCCAAGCTGCACGCAATGCCGCTGCTTATGGCAGCGACAACACCAAAACTTTGACGCTCAAAGCCCGGTGGGATGACCCAGCTACGACTAGCGACCCGGTGAAAGAAATTGAGCAGTACAAGGAATTTGTACGCTCACAAACGGGCCAAGACCCCATGACGGTGGTGATGGGGAAAAAGGTGTGGAAGACGCTTAAAAATCACCCTGCAATCATTGACCGTATCAAGTACACGGGGGTTGGCACCCCAAAGGTTACAGAGGCTATTGTGAAAGAGCTTTTTGAAGTAGACACGCTGATGGTGGGTAGCGCTGTGTATTGGGATGACACGGCGAGCAAGTTTGTTGACGTGTGGGGCGGTGATTTGATCCTCGCCTCGACCGAGACGGGCACAATGACAGACCGTGGTCGCCCAACCTACGGTTACACCTACCGCTTGAGTGGCTACCCGATCGTTGAAAAGGCTTACCAAGACCGCAATGCAAAAAGCTGGATGTACCCCGTTACCGACGAAGTGGCTCCCGTGATTGCGATGCCCAGCGCTGGCTTTTTGCTCAAAAACGCTGCCGCAGCCTAATAAGCCTGCCCATGCCACCCACCCCTACCCTGCCCACCACAGTGGAGCCGCCCAACCTCAATGCGGTGGTGTACGCAACCATTGAGGACATCGTGCAGACCGCGCAAAACGGTTGGCAAGAGGTGGCGCAGCGGGGCTGCACCGAGGCAGTGCTAGACCCCGATGCGCTTAAAACGCTGGTGCGTGGCGAGGCCATGGGCATGTTTGATTTGGACATGCAAAAGCTTGCGCAAGATGCGGTGTACCGCCTCAAGGCGGCGTTGGATATGGCAAGCCGCCATGTTGACACATATTTGTTCCCAAAATACCGTGCTTACATGCCGCTCAAGCCCGAGCTGGTGCGCTCTAGCGACTTGCCCGCCGTAGTCGCTGCAATAGCTTTAAAAAGGCTTTACGGCACGGGCTTAACCGAGGATATGCGCAAGGCACTGTCTTGGACTGATGACCACTTGCGCGACATAGCCAACGGCAAGATCAGCCTTGGCACACAAGACACCGCCGTGGCCGTGGCACCGGGCAACACCGTGTCACGCGCCCCGCGCCGTGCTATCGACTGGAGCGCTTACTGATGGCTACCTCGCCCTCCGAGTACCTAGCGCAGCGCCAAGGCCAAAGCGGCTTGGCGGCTACACCGGACGACTTTTTGTTTTTAGAGGCGCTGTTAGTCCAGCGGCTGCAAGAGCAGCTGGAGGACAAAACGGCCAAGCTGCACATCTTGACTGCGCCGGACCTTGCCGCAGTGCAAGAGACCAACCAGCCCGTGCCCGCTGTGCACGTGCTCTACCAAGGCTACAGCGCCAGCGGCGACTACAGCCGCCAGCCCAAAGGCAGCAGCGCGGGGGCGGTGGCGGCGGTGGTGCAGTCTTGGGTGTGCACGGTTGCAGTGCGCAATGTGCGCACGATCAAAACGGGCTCCAGCGCCCGCACCGACGCCGGGCCGCTGGTAGCCCGCGTGGCGCAGGCGCTCATGGGTTGGCAGCCTGCGGGCTGCAGCAAGCCGCTCAAGCTGGTTAACGCGGCGCAGGCGGCG